CTAAGGGGGATAAAACAAAATGTGAATGAAGAAAAATAACCTTTACCCCGTTGTTAGTTATCAGTCAGGAAGTTACGAGAAAGAAAGCAACAGCAAGCAAAAAAACATAATGTGCAAAACTCGAACGCGCATCGAACAATGTAACATACAAAAAGAGCGCAAGCAGCAACGTTTATTTGGCGTGTGCTGCTTTTATTTTGCCCAGAGGGTAAATATATCATCCAGCAAAAGAAACGGCTAAAATAAGCCTTAAAAACGCTTCTTTTGTTTTAAGCGGTAAACAATACTCCTATTTTCGATTTTATTTTATTGAATTATCCAATATAATGCTTATTTTGTATATTTGCAGAGAGGAACCAATATAAAAAGCCATGACAAAAGTAATACATGTTCACCTTATTTTTGAGAAGCAAGATCATTACTTCGGTTCTATAGAAAAAGTATATAAAGAACTGGATGAGAATACTTTAGGAGTAAAGAAAAGCTATCTGTACAAAATGCTGGCTACAGAACAAAGCAGAATGGTAACAAAGAGGGCTATTATTACCCGATCTGTGCTTAAATAGCTTCTTTTAAACGTATATTAAAGCCGCTTTCAGTAGATTCGAGAAAGCGGCTTTTTTTATGCTTTTATCTGTTAAAATTCTGTTAAAATAACAGTGAATCCCAATAACAGACCCACAACAGACCCATAAAAAGCAAAACAAAATGTTCTTAACAGACCCACAACAGACCCACTTTTATTGTATTTTTTAGTGTTGAGTTTAATGGTTTAATGGTTAAAATACCGTTAAAATGAAGCTTTATTGCTTAGAGTTATACCCTTTATTCTATTGATATAATATTGTATTCGTAAATTAACATATTGATAATTAGTTATTTATTGCGTATTTATACTGGAAGTGTGTTGCTTATTTGTTATATTTGCACAAAATGATTTGAAAATTCTACAATTAAATATTATCTGTTGATTCCTTTAAAACTTTCTTAATTGTAAGTGTTTTTGATAATTCAGATGGTTCTGTAATAGAAAAACAAACTTTATTTATGATTGTATCTCCAGGATTATTGTAATGAATAGATAACCAGTTTGATACTATATTTGGATCGCATTCTTCTTTAGTTTGCATAGCCATTTCCTGAAATAAGCTATAATCAATGTTACCATCTGGACTTTTTAACAAAGCATTGACAGTTATACTTTCAATTTTTGTCGTAGAATTTTTTGAAAATAATAAAATGTTATATGATGAATAAATATCTTCACCATTTATACTCCATAGATTTCCATATTCAGCATTAAAACTACGATCAGTTTTAAAATTAGAATGTTTAAATGCAGCTGTAATTGCAGTTGGATCTACACCTTTAATGTAATTTTCATCATTTTTTTCACAAGAACATACTCCTGCAATTAACAAAATAGCTCCTACTAAATATATTTTTTTCATAACTCTATTTATTAAATTTATTTCTTTTTTTTCTCATAAACTTATATACAGCCTCACGCAAATACAATCCAATTAGCCATAATATAATTACAAGTAAAATTTTTAATATATCATTCCAGTTCATTACTCTACTCTTATAACTCCGATGACAAGAGCCACGTGATATATATGATCTATTGCCAGTTCGAAAGGTTCGTACTCTTTATTATCTGATACGATTGTGACGTGATCCTTATCTGTTCCTGGCTTTATCCTTTTAATTAGCGGTCCCTGATCAGTATCAAGCACATACACTTTGTTCCATTGAAAGAATATATCTTGAAGATTTAAACGCTTGCAAGCGACAATATCTCCACTGTTGTAACGAGGATACATACTGCTTCCTTTTACTCCTATTAGGAAATCAGCACCTTTAAAACTGGGTATGATAAATCTTTCGCATTCGTATTCCATTATCTGCTGATCTTCGGTGAAAGCTCCGGCCATAGCATTAATAGGAATTAGTGGTATTCCTTCTTTTGAGTCAGTATGATGAGCAACAGGAAATTCTTTAATATCTTCTTTTTTTGCATTCAAAATCATTTCACCTTCTCCTGTTAGTAGCCAAGATGGAGATACTTGTGGAAATCTGGCGATAAATCTCGCCATTACATCTTCGGTAATACTTGATTTACTTTCTAGTGTACCCCTTGAAACACCTATTTGTGAATAAAATTCTCTTTTGCTTATGCCTAAACTTTCGGCAAAAGACAAAATTCTTTGTTTTATTGGCGAAATATTTTGTTTTTCTTCTTGCATGTGGCGAAATATTTTGTATATTTGCAAAGTCTTTAGAAAATTAAAGATGGGCGCAAAGATAATAAATATATCGTTTCACCCAAGTTAAAGCGTTGATATTAACTACTTAAATATAAAAATTATGGCAGAAATCTTAATGAAACGCGGTGATCGCCGTGAGTTAGCCGCAAAATTAAAAGTAAGTCACGTGACAATTATCAGTGCATTGAAGTTTCGCACTCATAGCAAAGTTTCGAATATGATTCGTAAAGCAGCCTTGGAAATGGGCGGAGTTCTTCAGGGAGCCAAGAGTTTGAAGGAAGCTACACATGAAACAGAAAAGGAGGTATTATGAAAACTTATAGCACTGATATGTATTGCCAGCGTTTGGCTAACACTTTAGTAGCCTACGGAAAGCCTTTCAGCTACGATGGATATACAATAGAGTTTACCGCTACTCAGCGGTTTGTAGATGACATACAGAACCTTGATAAGGTGCTGGCTAAGATTAAGTTTGTAGTTAAATAACATAATATTAACCATTTAATTTTTTTGATTATGAAAAAGAGAAAATTTCCACAAGATGTTGCAAGATTCTTTCATCCTGAAAAGTCTGGTTCAAACGCTAATCCTGAAACTAAATTTCTTGGAACTCACCAGGAAGAGAAAGCACGCGAAAGAAGTTGTATTATCGTGAAACCTGGTGTAGGTTTTAATTCAAGAAGATACAGAAGACATGCAATCTAATCATATAAAATCTATCATGTAAATTATTAGTTAGTTTAAAGCCGTCCAGTCTGTGAAGATTGGACGGTATCTAAAAAGGAACAATTATGAAAACAACACACATACTTATATCAATACTTGCCCTGGCAGTGGCAAATACCTTAACAGACGGATTGGTAAATGTAGCCGGCATTGCATTCCTGTCTTTGTCCTTAATTCCGGTTGCAATAAGATTAGACAGAAAGAAACAATAACTCTACACGCAGCAGCGGGACCTGCCGTTCTCAGGATAACGTAATTAGCCATATAGTGATGAATTTGGTGATCGTAGGTATATAAGGTAAAAAGAGCAGGAGGCCGCGTTTCGGGTTCGAATCCCGAAGCTGCACTAACAATAATCATAATAAGCAATGGCAGTAATCTATAACGATAAGGTTTGCGTGTTGGCGAATGAATTAATAAGATTCGATGCAAAGCGTAATATCGGTAGCGATAAAGGCTTTATCGGAAGATCTAATTTTGATAACATGCGTTCTAACGGACAAGTTATCATTGCCCGTCGCAGCACGCCGGGAAATTCTGCCTTAGTAGAATTTGATACCATGCGCCCCGATATGAAGAAAAAGTATATAGAAGTATACGGCGATCCGTATGCAGAACTTGCCAGCCGCGAGCAAAAGAGCGACCTGGAAGAAGAAATCCGTTACAACAATAGCGCATACAGTTTTTTTCAGACTTACGTGTATGGCGAAAACAATCGCCTTCCTCAGGCTAAGATTAACGAATATACACTATCGGTTAATGTAATGGAAGCTCTTCTTCGCCTGCGCGACCGTCAGAAGCAAAGTGCTATCGGTGGTAATACCCGTATCAATGTATGGGAGCGTCTGGGCGCTCAGTGTACTGCACTACTCGAAGTAAAAGATACAAAGGGAAAACCTTTGTTCCCGCACAACCTGCCTGCATCGTGGAAGTCGCTGAAACGTAAGTGCGAGGCGTACGATGCGGCACGTCAGCAAGGAGCAGAACAGGGCTATCTAAGTGTGATACATAAAAATTACGGCAACGATGCTGCATCGAAGCTGAAAGAAGGTAACGAACGTTCGGAACTTGCCGAATCTTTGGTACGTCAGTTCCTTGGATTGCACATGAACTGGAATAATGTTCAGATCATGGAAGAATACAACAAGGCTGCTGCACAGTTCGGACTGGAAGAAATCAAGTCGCCTGCTACCATTGGAGCATACCGTCGCAAGTACGATGTAGTGACCAAGACACGCCGTCGCGGTATAGGAGAATGGAACAGCAACCTGAAAAAACAGGTACGCCGTACAGCTCCGCTCACTGCTATGACATACTGGGTGTTCGATGGCTGGGATGTAGAACTTCTGTATCAGCGTGAAGAAGTGAAGCGCGTACGCAAGGGAGGAACAGTTAAGGAAGAACGGCGCATTACGTATTACAACCGTAAGACGCTGGTAGTGGTTCTCGATGCCTGCTGCAAATACCCTATAGGATATGCCATCGGCGACAACGAGTGCGATGCCCTGATTAAGGAAGCTCTTACCAATGCCGTACGCCATGCCAGAGAACTGTTCGGACAGCGCTATATGCCGGTACAGATGCAGTGCGATAACTATCACAAAAAATCGCTGTTCCCGTTCTACGAGGAAATGACAAAGTATCTTACACCTGCCGAAGTCAAGAACGCACAGGCTAAGATCGTGGAGCCTTACTTCAAGTATCTCATTCTGGAATACTTTCAGAAGTTTCCTTCATTCTCAGGTTTTGGTATTGCTTCTGGCAAAGAGATACAGCCTAACACTACATGGCTGAATGAGCACCGCAAGTTCATTCCTACCGAGGCCGAAGCTGTAAAGCGCATACACGAGGTCATGCAGATGGAACGTGCCAAGAAGATAGACGCTTACATGCAGGCGTGGAGCAAGACACCCGAAGACCGGAAGATTCCTTTTCCTGACGAACAGTATCTGCTGCTCATGGGGCAGACCAGTGGACGTACTAACAAGCTGGAGTCGCGCGGCATTATTCTCGAACGTAATGGTATGCAGTACTACTACGACAGCCTGGACCGTTCGCTGCTGAATCACCTGGGCACAAGCTGGGTAGTCCGCTACGATCCTGACGATACCAGCCATGTGCTGATAACCAATGCCGGAAAGAAAGGTACAAAGGATGAAGGCAAGGAACTGGGTACACTCCGATATCTGCTCGACGAAAAAGAAGCCGTACCGATGGCTCTTGTAGACCAGAAGCCGGAACACTTTGAACAGCGCAAGCGCATCAAGGAATTCAACGAAGATCTGAAACGGGAAATTGTGGAAACAGCCGAGCATGATGTCGATGTGATACGTGAGAATGTATACAGCAGTGCCCTTCCAGGACACAACATTCTGGAACGTCTGCTGATAACAGACAGTCGCGGACAGCACAAGGATAACCGGAACGAACTGAAGCTGCACGCCGAGGATGCCGAATACGAAGAAGACATACCCGCATACACACCGCGTCCTGTATATCCCGACGATGAAGACGACTTTGAGTTTGATCCTACTCAGGCAGGATTTTCAAGATAATTTAAAAACGATTTAATAACACATTAAAAAGATATTGAACTATGGAAGCTAACAAATTAAGAGATTACATCGAAACATTGATTCAACGCGGTTCTTCAGCCGCAGAACTGGCACGCAAGTGCGATATATCTTCAGCTTCTCTCTCTCAGTTCCGTGCAGGAAAGTATGGAGCCAAGGAGGATGCACTGGCCGATAAGATAGCTGTAGGTCTTAACTACTACGACAATACCTGGAAAATTGTAGAAACCGTTTCTTCTTACAAGCAGGTAAAGCTTTACCTGATGGCTGCAAAGAAAAATCACCGCTGGTTCTGTATCAGCAGCCGTAGCGGTAGCGGTAAGACACATTCTCTTATCGACCTGTATAACACCTGTCCCGACAACTCTATTATTTATCTGAAGTGCTGGAAGTGGACGGCAAAGAAATTCCTTCAGAAGCTTGGCCGGTGTCTGGGTATTACTTTCAGCCGGTATACTGACACCGACGATATGCTACAGCAGATAACATCCTACATCAACCGTATGGCAGATTGTTATCCGGTACTGGTTCTTGACGACGCAGGAAAGCTTTCAAACAGTGCCATGGCTTGCCTTATTCCGCTGTACGACGACACGAAGTATCGCATGGGATGTGTACTTGCCGGAACGGAAACACTTCGCCGTACAATCAAACGCAATGTAGGACGTGTAGACGGATTCGACGAAATAGACGGACGTGTGGTGCGTAACTACATTACACTGCTGGGAGCAACGAAGAAGGACGTACGTGCCATCTGTGCGGCCAACGGGGTGACTGATCCGGATGAACAGGACGAAATATGGGGAAAGCTCGACAAGGTAGAAAAACTGCCTACGGAAGATTCTCGCAAATCGGCATGGTTTGTCGACGACCTGAGAGAACTGGAAGGTATGATCATGGATAAAGTAATTCGCAGACAAGTACAGAATGGAGAAATACAGCTATGAGAAACTGGAGTATCAAAAATATAGAAGAACGCCAGTACGACTTTGTGCCGTTTACTTCACGTTTTGCCGACCTGTTCGGGCGGACGGAAGCTACAGGCAACTGGATTGTGTACGGAAAGTCCGGGCAGGGTAAGTCTTCGTTCTGCCTCCAGCTTGCCAAGGAGTTCGACGAACTGGGGAAACGGGTACTGTTCGTTTCCCTGGAAATGGGCGACAGTTACGACTTTCAGCAGTCACTTGCCAAGGCGGGCATACGATCTGAATGTAACAAAATCAAATTCACTGACGAATGCAATCCGGATGATCTTGCAGACGACTTGAGCAAGCAGCGTAGCCCTGATGTAATAATTGTCGACTCGCTACAATACTTCATCGACTTGTATCGCGTTCGTGCGGCAGATTTTATCAACCTGCGCAAGCGCTTTCCCAAAAAGGTGTTTATCTACATCTCTCACATGAAAGGTAATGATGTAGACGGCGATGTGGCTTACGACTTGAAGAAGGATTCATTTAAGCGCATTCATATCGAGCACTTCAAGGCAACGTATGTAGGCAGAGGCAACGGAGGACCTAAAGGTTTCTTCGTGATATGGGATAAAGGCTACCGGCAGTTCTGGCTGGATAACGGACAAAAAAATAGAGGAATATGGAAAAAACAACGAAAAGACCGATAACACCATGGATGATTAGACGGCTGCACGTGTTGTACGCTAAGCATGGTTTGAGCGAAGATCAGTACCGCAGTCTTATCAGTGAACTGACAGACGGACGTACAGACACAACCAAGGAGCTGACATACTCCGAAGCACAGTATCTGGCAGGATATATCACTGGTGCAAATGTCCGGCTTCATACTACCGCCGACGACATGGCAGAACGTTCACTCAGGTTTCAGCGCAGCGCGGTTCTGAAACGCTTGCAGAAAATAGGAATAGACACAACCGACTGGCGCACGGTAAATCAGTATCTGTGCAGCCCGCGCATAGCCGGGAAACCTCTTTACCAGCTCGACAGCGACGAACTGTCGGCTCTGATACCTAAACTTGAATCAATCCTAAAAAAACAGCAGAATGGCAAATAAACGATACGACATCAACGATGAACGGATAGCACGCATAGACAGCATACTTTCCCGCCTTCCTAAGCTGGAGAAACGCATCGACGAAATTAACGCTGTACTTTTTGCCGGAAACATTACTTCGGCCGAGTTTATGAAGCTGACTCAGGAGCGTAGCGTGCTGGTGAAAAAATACGACGATCTGGAACGTGAAGCCGCGGAAACCTACCGCATAATAGACCAGAAAAGCCGAGGTAATATAACGATTGTAAGTAATAATATAGAATAGCATGAAAAAGAAATATAGAGTATGGCGCGTAGTAATAAGAGATTCCGATCACTCTATGGCAATACGTGTTTTGCATGACACGGACAACCTTCAGGAAATAAGAGAGTACTACCAGAGAGTATACCGCAACAAAAAGCCAATACGGCTTTATTATACCGAGTTTTAATAACCCTTTAAAAACATTTTAATTATGATTGATTTAAACAATTTAAGCGCAGCTCAGAAAGCTGCATTGAAAGCACAGCTGGAAGCTGAAGAAAAAGCAGAAAAAGAACGTGAACAGAACGAACGTAAGGCATATAAGAGCCTTGTAGATCAGACGGTAGAAAACAACGTGAAGAAGTTATCTAAACTTTCCTGTGAAATGGAACGAATCAAGCAGGAGGTTTTTGCCGAGTTTGCTATGCTTATCAAGACAAAGAACGAGCTGTTTAAAACCAAGGCAGACCGACAGAGCGATACTTTTACCACAGCCGACGGAAGAATGTCTATTACGCTGGGTAATCGTGTAAACGAAGGTTGGGATGACACAGTGGAAGCCGGTATCGAAAAGGTGAAAGATTACCTGAAAACACTTGCTAAGGACGATAACAGCGCAGAACTCGTTCAGGTAGTCATGGGATTGCTTGCCAAGGACCGTAAGGGAGCGCTGAAAGCAAACAAAGTGCTGGAACTGGAGAAGCTTGCAGCCAGCAGCCAGGATGCCGATTTTATCGACGGTATCAATATCATAAAAGCTGCATATCGTCCGATACCTACCTGCCAGTTCATACAAGTAGAGCTGAAGGATGAAGAAGGTAAGTCACGTAAGTTACCGTTGTCCTTATCTGCGATGTAATGAAGAAAAGTAAATTAAAATGGTATGCAATATGGATTCCATATTGCATACTAGTTACTCCGTTAGCTTTTATAGTTCTCCCTATTCAATATATGAATGAATTATCTTCTATTATATTGAAATACATTGAGAAATTTAAGTGGTATATAGTTGGAAAATATAAACATTAATAAGATGGAAAAGTACAGAATTGAAAGGAAATTTATAAAGAAACCTCTTCCTAAATATGCATTGGAAATATCGGGATACTATCACAAGAGATTTCCAATACAATCTCTTACTCAACAGCAAGCAAAGGAAGAAATGGACATAATAGAAAAGTATTTGAACAACTTTACATACATCGTTCGAAACTCTAAAAACAAACTTGGTATAACTCATAAGATAGAACGTACAGATAACCGCATCACGGTATACACGGTCTACGATAAACCCGTTATCACATTTTGGATTGAGGAGGAAAAGGAAGATGAATAAGTTATTTTGTTGTATATGTGGAATAGAAATAAACCCAGAGGAAGGATATTATAATGCACCTTCAGGACCTCATTGCGTACATTGTTGGACAGGCGAAAATATTAAAAGTAGAGAAAAAGGAATATATGTCATTAAGACTGGCGCTGGAGATTACCTGAAAAAAGGTTATCCAAAACTATCATCAGATTATTCGTACAAATTATGTTTTGTGAAAGATATTAATAATGCAAGAAAATTTGACAGCTTTATCAATGCCTGTAATTTTCAGCTTCTGTCTCCGTTTCTTTCAGGATGTGAGGTAGTAAAATTAGAGTGATTATGATTAACGACATGAAGCCAGGGGAAGTCCGTACGTTGGTAGACGGAACCCCGATAAAATTTGTTACCGTTCCAAATATTAGTAGCCTCGATAATCCATGCTATGGCTGTGCATTCGAGTACGAACCTTGTGCAGAAAGACGCATCCTGCTGGGAGCATGTGACGGGTTAGACCGTGAAGACGGATAGTTTGGGATTTTCATAAAAATGAAGAAAGATGGATAAACAGCAGGAACTATTCAAGCTTCGCAGGGTGGCTGCACGAATTCATTACAGCATGATCAATCAGGTTATGTTTGTCTGGGTAAAATGGAACCATCCCTGCGACTTGAACGTACAGCATTCACGCGACAGAGAATGGCTGGGTGTCTGTTTCAATATAGAGAACAACGACACAATAGATATGATGGAAGATTTAAAAGCAAGTCTGAAAATTGAAATTATTGATTTATGAAAAAGAAAGTATATATCTCAATTCCGATAAGTGGGAAAGAAATTATTGGAGTAAAACTTCATTTAGACCTTGTAAAAAAAACTTGGTAAGTAATGACTACGAGCCGGTAACCCCGTTTGACGTATCGCCAGATTCTAACGCATCTTACACAGAGCACATGGGGAAAGATATTCAGGCTCTCTTGGAATGTGATGCAGTGTTTTTCTGTCGTGGCTGGCAAGATAGCAAAGGATGTCAGGCTGAATATGAAGTAGCAAGGATTTACGGTAAACAAATGGTTTTTGAATAATATGAATGAAAAAGACTTAAACTACATAATCAAGTGCTTTTACAATGAAAAGACTGAAAGTACTTATAGAACACTTTCATCTGCAAAGAAAAGTTCAAAGAATCCGTATGTATATCGTGCATGGTTGCAAAATGGTAAGATATTAGACAAAGAACTCATATATGCCTATGGAGAAAGTGTTACTACTATTAAAAGAGCCGACGAATGTATTTACAATCGATTAATCAAAAATATTAAGCTATGAACGCAAACGATCAAGTCTAATCCAAGATCATGGAAAAAATATGATGGCAATTATCAAAGCAAAGCCTATCGAGATAGAATAATGTCTGAACTGCTTAAAAACGATAAATATATTGAAGACTGAAACAATAAATCCCCGACACTCAATGCCGGGGATTTTTGTTTTATGGCTCTCCCAGGAAATGACATATAGCTTCATGCTGTAGGGGAGTAAGAGTGCGCTGTCCCTTATGAAAATGAAGTTCTGTAAGTCGCTGCTGCAATTCTTCGTTTAATACTATCCAGCGTCTTAGCTGGGTTACGGCACTGCGTACGCTCGAACGAGGGAAATACATTTGTGCCAGTTCGCTCATGTAGATCGCTTTCATTCTTGTGTGTTTTTGTGGTTATAATTACCCCGCGGCAAATATACATTATTCGCGGGGTAAAGATTAGTTTTTCCGGCGGTAGATTATTCTCCTTCCAGCTCCTTGTACGATTTTACTTTCTTGAACTGAAGGTTTTCAAGCGACAGCGTGCTTTGCATACCCAGTCCTGGGCGGAACTGAAGATGCACCTGGCGGATATAGCTTTCGTTAAAGTCCTCCGAAGTTTCCGCTCCGTTACTTCTGATTTGTGCCTGAAATGTTCCCAGATTTTCCAGCTTAACGATCTCTCCTTTTGCTATGTGCCGGTTAATCTGCTTGATAAGTGCACGTATCACGTTCAGCACGTCACCATCTGTCAGCGTGGTGCTGTATGCGATATCGTCTGCCAGTTCGTTAATGTCTACCGTTCCGCTAGCCTGAGCTTTTGCGTAATATTTTGCGGCCCCTTCCAGGTCGCCCGGTTTTTTGTAAGCTGCAATACTGTAGTTAATAGCCATGTGTCTGTCTTTTTTAAATTAATACTGTGTTAGTTCTGTCCGGACGATGCAAAAGTACGCATACGCCTACTAATACAGTCGCTAATTTGGTTAAGTCCTGACAATTACGTATTTTTGTACAAAACAAATGCAGCAGCCAACTTGCATAACTCTAAAACATTAAAACCATGGGACGCAGCAGCCAACTTATAGCAGAACGTAACCGCCGGATAGCTGAAAGCTATTTTGAACTCGAGCCGGTTCTTCGTAATTATTCAGACGTTGTAAAAGCACTCTCACAAGCTTTTTTCCTGTCGGAATACCGTATTCAGGCAATTATCCGTCAGCTTGTCAAGGAAGGCGAATTTAAGCCGTCAGGCGAAGCGAAAAAGCATGTCCGTAAACGTATATCTCCACAGCATATTCAGCTGAGCCTTCAGCTATCATTTTAACGCAGGTGTAATGCGGATGGCTACCGGCTGCTGTACTTTCTGCTCTTCCAGGCTGATATATTCTGTTACGGCTACAGTATAAGTAGATTCGTATACCTTAATGCCATGGTTTCCTGTATAAAACCGGCTATTAGTACGTATCAGTTCACCTTCTTCTGTAATACGTCTGCCTTGTAACAGTACATGAAGACGCTTCCGCAGATCATCCCTTTCTTTTATCTTGTCTACTGTGCCGCTACGATAATGCGTATCGTCGTAACAGTCGATAATCAGCCTTACTCTTACAGTACATGTTCCTGTCTGGTCTTTACCTCTAACGTTGCTCCAGGTTGTGTCGGGCGCGTCTATCAGCACAGCAGGGAAAGTCAGAGGATAGCTTTCTCGCGTAGTTTCGTCTATCATTTCCAGCTGTCCGTAGTCTTCATCTACTGTTTTCATTTCAGGCATGTTCTCACCTACCAGATTAACGAGTTCCATTAAAATATGTTCCATAATTCTTGATAAATAATTGCATTTCTTTTTCGATTATCTTTCGAATTTCTTTCTCCATATTAGCGTCAGGCCCGAAGAAGTGGCGGCGCGGCATACGTATAACCGAGCCTTCACGTTTTAGCGCCATGTTTCGCCAGAACATTGCTTCACGTGCCAGAGCTTCGTTTCCCTTTGTCTTTCTCAGTCCTCCTCTTTTCTTGACAAGGCGTGCGCCTTTGGCTGCTGCATATCTATACCAGAAGTATCGCTTCATTTTGGCCGTTACTTTGATTGTTCCGCCTTCGTTGTGTATTTGTGCGTAGTCTACCTGATTGCGTATGTACACTTTTCCCGGTTCCGGCTTAAAATAGGTAGAGTCTCGCAGGTGATTAGTGCCTGAAAGAAGCGTCTTATAACTTGCCTGAGTGCCTTTAAAGCTCAGCTTACGTCGGTAAGGCTCCTTCCATTTCCTGCCGCTGAAAGCACTGTCTGTAAAGCGTTGCTTAGTCAGCGATACGGCTTTTGTTCCTACCTTGACCGGAAGTGTGCGGGTATAAATCCTGCTCAGTCCGGCTACGGCTCTTTTTACCTGTTCTTCTATGTTGGGTGCTGGCATTACTCAATTTCTTTAGGCGTAAATAAAAAATTTCCTGTTTGTCCTTTTATTTCCTTTTCATGTGTAATTTTTCCTTCAAGCATGTTGAATGGAATTCCATTAGGAAAAGCTTTGCAAGAAGCGTTTAAATCGTTATATAATTTACAACGAGCACATTGCGATTTAAAATAATCAAGCCATAAAGCCCGGTCATCTAAAATTATATCATTCATATCTTGTTTTTAATTTAGAATATTCAAATTTATATTGTTTTGCTATTCTCTTGATAAGTTCATGACTATGTATTGCTCTAGCAACTTCTTCGCTAATCATTCCTTTTTCTCTTAAATAATAATGTTCTGTTTTTAATTCTCTATCTTTCTTACGGTAATATTGTATTAATGTTTTTGATTTTACTCCCCATCCTTTATCAGGTCTTTTTAAAGAAAAAGTATACAATGGTGTTACAGCTCTGATTTCTGCCAGGTCGTAATTAATTGCTAGTACAATATCATTTAAAGAGAATGATGCACCAATGTGTCCCATTCTGTTCTTATCGTATCTCCATCCTCCTGGGTGATTATGAGTTAAAATACAATCTTTTAATTTTTTTGCATCGTTTACACTTAATTGTACATCTGATTTGCTTCCTTTTACCCTAAATATAATATTAGAATTCTTATCGACAGCAACAGCTGTTTCAAAATCTTTATTTAGTCGAATTTCATCTTCTATGCTTGTTACTTTATCAGTAACTTTTTTATCAAAAGCAGTATTAAGATGCGGTTTGTTTACAATCTTTTCAGCAGCCTTATCTGCTCCAGGATAAGCTTCTGTATAATACGGATGCGAATCGCTGAACAGCTTACCGTCGTCGGCAGGATTGTTATCCAGTCCGGGAACGGAAGGAACAGGCTGAAAGTTTCCTACAGCTCCTGTAGTCTGTGGTTCGTCGGTAGCCTGAAGGGAACACTTACAGTTCCATCGGTCACCGGGGCGATGACTGAGCCAGAACGGGTGATTGACTGGCAGAGTCAGTTTTGCCTCCCAGTACTGCTTATGCGCTATGTCCGGATCGGGCGATGTGGTAGGCATCCATCGCAGATTAGGCAGTACATCCTGGTATGCTTCAAAGTGTTTCCAGTCGGCTGCCTGATGGGCACGAAGTACGGCGGTGTCGTATTCTGTGCGAAGCCAGCGCACTACATAATGATCTGTAATGTTCTGCACATCTTTTACCCACTGTTCAAAAGGTTTCAGCTTTCCGTTGTTATCGATAAGCTGTGCTGCCAGATCATTCTGCATACGGTGAGTACGGAAGGCGGAGAATACTTCGTTATTCGTGCGAAGCTGTTCAAGAAACAGTTCATCGCCTGTAGGGAAATCGGATGCAGACAGACCTTCTGCAGTGGCTTCATTAAAGATGCGAAGCGTTTCTTCGAATGCGTCACGCTGTATGTCGTCGCGCACGTTCAGTCCGTCGTATATCTCACGCAACATCTTGTTGAGAACTTCCTTGCTAAAGTCGATACCCTGTTCCAGCTCGTTGTGAAAACCTCCGCACACGCTGCATCGCTCACCGTAGATATTATCCATTAAAACGGCAAAGCCCCGTTTTTCTTTTTTGGGGCTACTCCGAAAAAATCGTGTACCCAGTTACGGAAGTCTTCGCGTGCGCGTTCATACCACGCTTTCTGCTGGTTATCCATATTCAACCGGCGGTTGGCTTTTCTAGCAGGTTCTGTATTGTTCTTGCTTTCTATCTGATTTGCCATTTCCTGCTGTAGTTTGCGGTTGGCCTCTTCCTGTGCCTTGATTTCGGCTTTCTGCTGTTCGTAGTCTTCCGGCTTGTCGATAAGCAGCACTTCGTAGATGTAGTCGTCAGACACGGGCACACCCATAGCCTTAACCTTCTGTATCACGTCTACCTGCTGGCTAGGATTCAGTCCGCGATTTTTTACATACACAAATTCACCGCCTTCTGTATTAACTCCCAGCGCGTTGAATATGTCTGTCATATCATAGTTAAGCACGTCCAGAATAAAGTCGCGGTCGTCGGCTTTCAGCATGTCTTCTTCTTCCTGATGCACGGTTCCCAGCGCTTGTGTGCCGGTGCTCTTGGCGTCGGTGGTCAGGGTGTTACCCAGCACGCGAACCGACATCTCCGTATTACAGGCATCCTTGAATCGTTCGTACAGATCTACCGTACCACTCTTGTTTGCACTTTCTATCAGGTTCAGGCTGCTTTCCTTGGGATGAATATACACGGCGTTTGCTCCTTGTCGGCGTGCGTCCTGAATCAGACGGCTTCGGGCTTCTTCATCGCCAGCATCGTAGGTGTATTCACGTATCGGCATACCGAATATCTCGCAGAACTGTTTCCAGTTGCCGAAATTACTTCGCTTGTAGAGCACCATCGGAAGAAGTTCTGCCAGCATTCCCAGATCGCGCGGGTTGTCGCCTACAAAAAGCATGTTTTCAAACGCATCTACTGGTATACCTTCTGTGTCGCTCTGATACTTCAGGATAACACGGCGTACAGGATCATAGTGCTTATACGGCACATGGTAATAGTTAATATATCCGTCGTCGCCACGGTAGAACTGAAACAGGCTGTAGCCCCAGAACTTCGACATGAGCACTTCCTTGACAAACTTGCGGAACCATGGCGAACGAATTTCCTTATTCACATTCTCATCCGGCTTTCCATTACGTCTGAACTCTATAGGAATACGGCTAACTCCTACCTTTCTCTTTTCAATAATACCACCCAGATGAAGGTCGAGTAATGCCGATTCGTACATGTCGTACAAGCGTGCGCGGTTGTAGAAGTCTATTGCTTTGGCTGCATTCAGCGCACTGATGTATGAAGACATGTCAAAGTAGAACAGCTCCGGCATCTGTAGGATCACGTCCGGTTCTACACGGGCGTAAGGTCCCGAAGCATATACAGGTTTTATCTGAGTATATCCGCCTTCTGTTATGCGGCGTTTTTTCTTTGGTCTTGCCATATTTAAAACAGTTTTAAAAGTTCATTAAAAGTAAGAATTCCACGGCTCGTTGCTGACTATCTGCCAAGGGCTGTTGTCGGTCTGAGTTTCGGCAGGAAGTTCGGGAAGTCCTTCTATGTTGGCTTTAAAGTCGTGCACATCGCGCAGGAACTGCATCGCATCGTCGTATCGTTCCTTGCGTATGTCCGACATCTTGTAAGGGTTGTGCTGGCAGAATATCTCGTACACGGCAATGTCAAGGCAGATTTTCAGTATGAGCACGTTTCGCTCTTCTCCTTGTGCGGAAAAGATAGCATCGCAGTCGTATCGGCTGTTCAGCAGGCTGCGTACGGTAGCAATGGCACGGTTTTCGCACACTTCAATAACAGCACTGCTTCCTGATTCTTCACGCAGCAGACTGTCCAGGATGTCACGGTGTATCGTGGCATCGTAGTCGGTAAGTTCTATAAAGTTGTTCATAGATTATTGATGCGTTTTATTGATAAATCGTAATATTCTTTGTCTATCTCAAAACCTATGTAATTACGCTTTGTGTTTATGCAGGCTATTGCCGTACTTGCAGATCCACTAAAAGGGTCTAATATTATATCTCCTTCACAGCTTATAATCGCCAATAAACGCTCTATTAAACGCACGGGCTTCTGTGTCGGGTGTATAGCTGAATAATGGTCTCTTAGAACTGATATAATATCTCTTTCGTTACAACCATTTTTTATTGAATTGATACAGGAAATTGCTTCATTACAAGAACAAAATCCACTCTGTGTGCTTACATGGGTTTTATGAGTTCTCTTCCTATTATAAATTAATCCATTATCAATTTCTTTTTTAAGCACATCTATATCGTTATTTCGTATATAACTGACAATTCTTTTTGCATCACCAACAACCTTAGAATCATCATTGATACGAATCTCTTCATAAGGTACTTTAGACCTTAATATGGTTTTGCGACCAATTGAATGTATTGATATAGTCTCATGCTTTCTTGACAAAGGAAGCAATGGTGATGTTGTATTAATCTTATCCCAAATAATCTCTTCTTTAAATGTAAATCCCATATCAGCAAGAATACAATTCCAACGATAGAAAGAAGTCCCCCTTCCAAAAAGAACAATAAACGAATCTTTTTTCAGAACCCTTTTACACTCTTTAAAAAAAGCAATTTCATCAAAAGGTCTGTCTAACTTTTGATTTTTAAGATACATATATGGCGGATCTGTAAGAATACAGTCTACGCTATTATCAGGAATTCGTTTCATTCCTTCCAAACAATCTTCATTATAAATTTTGTTTGATTCCATAATATCACCATCTATAAGGGTTACTGTCTTTGAACTCGCTGTAGCCGATGGTTACACCGGGATCGAGTTCTTTTATTTTTTCATTGATTATATTGAAGCATCCTTCTATACAGTCGGGACCATCGGCGGGATAAGGCAGTGTAAGTTCGAACAGACTAAACTGTTCGCGCAGTTCCTTCATGTGCGGGTTATCCTTTTCTTCTTCATTGAACACCCACATCCCGTTCCGGTCGATTGGTTCCAGGTTAGCCTCTATACGTGTGGCCTTATCCATTTTGCTGCGTCCGTCACCTTTTATGTATAGATTATCTTTGCGCTGCTCGTTCTGCTCACGTATCAGAGGTTTGAATACCTGCTCAAAGAAAGGATCTTGCAGGGTGTTGTTTTCTTGATAGCAATACACCGTGCACTGGCTTCCGATGTACTTACGTAGCTGGTAGAACCAGTCGATGTACTCCGCATTGGTAACACGCCCGACAAAACCTTTGATGATATAGTACGTACTGCGTATCTTTCCGCACGCCCAGACGGCTTTTGTGCTGCTGGCTTTGTTCTTGCTGTTGCTGTAGGCCGGATCACCGTATATTACAACGAATTTAAACTTCTTCAGCGACGGCACTTTTCCGTAAGGCAGATTGTGAAAGATATCACCTTCCGTTACGGGGTTATTCATGTATTCGCCTTCGAAAGAAGCTTTACTGATACTTTTCCGGATGCGTGCTATTGCTTCAGGTGTATTCTTTTCGGGCCATGTACTGTTACCGTGTTTATCTACCAGGTTAACAATGTCCCAGTGATCTGCCATGGCACCGGCTCTTGCTACGCAGGTATCTTTGGCAATAATGTTTCCGCAAAATACAACAAGAGTCGGTTCGCTGACAGAACGCGTAGGATATAAAGCTTTTTCCCACCACTTCCATTTTTTGTTCAGGGTATCAGGGTTTCTACAGTCTACGTCGGTGTCGAAATCGTCTACCAGCAACACATCCGGTCGGATAGCTTCATTACGACTACCACGAGGCGCATTACCGGCTCCCACTCCGTAGAAAGCACAGCCACACTTGGGAACAAACTCTGTATCGGTCCACTGCCCGATATTGATCTGTTCGCCGTAAAAAGCCTTGATTCTTCCGTTTGACTCAAAGTTTGCCTTATAAGGTCGAAGAAGTTTTTCAGCACTGGTTTCGGTAGCACTTGCCAGGATAACATTCTTCTTTCGTCCGGTAAGTGCCAGATACATCACGCAGAACATTACAATGGTACTCTTTGCATTTTCACGGCTCCAGCTCAACACTTCGAACCATTCGTCGTGCTCCAGTATGCGGTTTATTGCTTTAATCTGAAATTTGGCAAACGGATATTTGGTATACTTCGGAAAGAAATATTTAATCCACTCTATCGGATGTGCTTCGAGAAATATTTTCTTCTTGGCTTTTTCAGCTTCAGTCATGTTGACTTCTACAGGGGTAGAACTTGCTATATCTCGACAATATTCTTCCCATTCCTTCAGCTTCTGTTTTTCTTCGTAGGTAGCCATATCACTTGATTTGTTCTTTCAGGAACACGTCCCACAGTTTTACATACTCTTTTGCCTTATCCAGATCTATGCGTCGAAGGAATTCGCCAAAACGCATTCCGACACTGATAATGTCGCTGATACCGACATCTGTTTCCATGTTCTTAATTGCAGCGGCCAGCTTAACCATTACGTCTGCTTCTTTCGTATCAGGATGACGCTTGGATGGTTCTCTTTCAAGTATTGCAGAATTCATATTGTTTAGCTGCTGATACATTCTGCTCAGTATCGCTTCACGCGTTACGGTCATTCCGGCTTTCAGATTATCCCAGTTTCCGGCTTTAGCCCAACGGCTGATAGTCTGACGCTGTGCTCCCACTTTTTGCGCTATCTCTTCGTAGGTATAGTTTCCGAGCAGGTAAATTTCTCGCGCCAGCATCTTTTTCTGTTCACTTTTAAGGTCTGCCATATCTCATATCAATTTATTACAGAGCAAATTTCAGATTATAAGGTGAGCCGGTAAAACATCGTTTGCATCATGCCGTGTTATCGTTGCACGGTGAAAATCACATTTCGACACCTTATGCACTTTTCTGAATTTTGCAACAGAGAAATTGACGGATATGAAAAAAGTTTTTGCAAATGAAATACCCGGTAATGGGACAGTTAGCGTATTGATGTACGGAAATGTTGGCAACGGCGAAAAGGTAGACAGCGAGCGCGTTGTCACGGAGCTTATGGAGTTGGCTGCTGCATACGGCAAGATAGACGTTCACATACATTCCAAGGGTGGCGATGTCTTCAGTGGCATTGCCATCTACAATGCGCTGCGAACCGTTAAGGCGGATATTACAATATACATCGACGGGCTGGCGGCCAGCATAGCCGGCATTATTGCCTTGTGCGGAAAGCCTCTATATATGAACAAGTATGCACGGATCATGCTGCATCGCGTATCGGGCGGAAGTTACGGCACAGCCGACGAACTGCGAAAGGCTGCCGATATAGCAGAGGAGCTTGAAAATGATCTGGCCAACATGATTGCGACACGATGCAAGATGAAGCCGGAGGATGTAAAGGCTAAGTATTTTGACGGACAAGAGCACTGGATATCTGCCCAGGAAGCACTTTCTATGGGAATGATAGACGGCATAATAGATACAGGGGAAAGCCTGTCGGAAAATGCAACCAACACGGAAGTATATAACTATTTTATGAACCGGCTCAACCTAGAGCCACAAAAACAAAGAGATATGGATTTTATCAATGAATTGAAGAAACGTCCTTCGTTCGCGAATCTGGCAAACGAAGATGACATGTTGAAACACATCACCACGATGGAAAATCAGGCGGCTAAGGTCCCGGCTCTCGAAGCTAAAGTAACAGAACTTACTAACCAGATTGCCGAAAGCAAAAAAACAGCACACCAGGCTTTTCTGAATCAGGCTGTAGCAGAAGGTAAGATCACAAAAGAGCAGGTTCCTACATTCCTTAACCTTATGCTGGCAGATGAAGCTAACACCCGCAAGTGTATTGAAGAAATGCCGAAGAAAGGTACTGTGAAAGTGGAAGATATTCTGCACGTGCAAGGTGGTGCAAAAAATGATCTGGCTAACATGAGCTGGGATGAAATCGACAAAGCGGAAAGACTGGCAGAACTGAAGAACCAGTATCCGGAGATGTACAAACAGAAGTTTAACGAAAAATTTGGCAAATAACATGGCTATACAAAAAGAACTTTGGCAGAACACGATCATAAAAGGTCTGTTTGCCGACAACTCATTTATGAGCAAGTCGGTTAACGATGACTCATACGTTAACCAGGGAAAGAAAGTGCACATTCCCAATGCAGGTGCACCAAGTAAGGTAGAAATAGACCGTTCGTCTGTACCGGCTACAGCAGAAAAACGTACAGACGTAGATGTAGAATATACACTGAACGAGCTTACTACCGATCCTATCTACATTCCTCATGCAGAAACTGTAGAACTTAGTTACAATAAGCGTAACAGTGTAATCAGTGAGGATCGTGCAGAACTGATTGAAAAAGCTGCTGAACAGATGCTGTATAACTGGTCGCCTGACAGTGATCACTTTGTGCGTACAACTGGTTCGAAAACCGTTCAAGCTTATACAGAATCGGCTACCGGAAACAGAAAAGCACTTGTGAAAGCTGATGTACTGAAACTGATGACTAAGTTCAATGCCGACAATATCCCGCAACAAGGACGTTATCTGCTGCTCGATGCATATATGTATGCACAGCTGCTTGGCGATCTGACAGAAGGCGACCAGCGTGCTTTCTTTGCATCCGCTGATGCGCAAAAAGGTATTTTGGGACAACTGTTCTCATTCAACGTAATGCAACGTTCTCAAGTCCTGAGATACGCTACAGATGGTACTTTGACAAAATGGAATGTTTCTGGTGCTGCAACCGATAATGCTGCCGGTCTGGCATGGTACGAAGGATCTCTTTCTCGTGCACTGGGAGATGTTAAGATGTTTGACAGTATGGATAACCCGCTGTACTATGGTGATATTTATTCATTCCTGGTTCGCGTAGGTGGTACTATCCGTCGTAACGACAAGAAGGGCGTATACGCACTGGTACAGGACGCAGCTGAATAACAGGAGGACCGCGTATGGCATTACCCAAAATATCAATTAAATTCTTAAACGGCCAGCTGGGCACAGTATCAGAAAGTCAGGACGGGCTGCTGGCACTGGTATGCGGTGGGACTGAAGTGTCGGAAACATTCAAACTGAATACCGCCTATACTATTCGCCGGTTGCTTGGCCTTACTGATCTGGGAGTAACGCAGGAAAATAATGCCGGGCTGTACAAGATGGTACAGGAGTTTTATCAGGAGGCAGAAGAAGGTACACCAGTAGTAATATATGGAGTCGCAAAAACTACGAAGATGACAGATCTGTGCGACAAGGATAGCGGTGCTTTGCGTGGATTGCTTCAAAGTCAGAAAGGTGCACTTCGCGGGCTGGTTATTGCACGTGATCCTGACAGTGAAGAAGTAGAGTCAACAGAAGGACTTGATCCGGATGTTTTTACGGCACTTACTAAGGCACAGGCTTTAGCAGAATGGGCTACAACCGACCTGTATGCGCCAATCTTTATCGCCCTGGAAGGAAGAAGCTATAAAGACGCTTCTTCACTGAAAGACCTGAAAAATGGTGAAGATAACCGTGTTTGTATCGTTATCGGCGACACGGTAAAAGATAGCGATGGAGCTGCTATGGGACTCTTTGCCGGACGTGTAGCTATGTCTCCAGTACAGCGTAATATCGGGCGTGTGCGCGACGGCTCTCTTTATCCTGATGTGATGTATCTGGGAAGTAAGTCTGTAGAAGACAGCATGGATGACATTGCTACTATCTACGACAAGGGATATATTACTCCGCGTACGTATGTAGGCCGTTCCGGCTATTACTATACAGATGACCGGTTGTGCGTAAAAGATACCGACGACTATGCGCATCTGGCCAACCGTCGTGTAATTGACAAGGCATACCGTATTGCATACGATACGATTCTGGATTTCTTGCTCGATGAAGTATACGTTAATCAGGACGGAACGATGCAGACCGGAGTCTTGAAGAGCTGGCAGTCTACTGTGGAAAGTGCTATTAATGCACAGATGACGGCAAACGGGGAACTGAGTGCAGATACATCTGCCGGAGAAAGTGGGGCAACCTGCTACATTGATCCGACGCAGAATGTGCTGGCTACTTCTACTATCAACATGACATTGAAGGTGCATCCATACGGATATGCCCGTAACGTAGTAATGGAATTAGGATTCAGTGTACAAACTAACGCATAACGGATATGGAAGTTTTTAACAGTAAAGAATATGAGTGGAGCGACATTACGGCCGTAGTGGCCGGTCGCCCTGTTACAAAGTTAAGGGCTATTACCTATACCAAAAAGCAGGAAAAGGAAGCCCTGTACGCTAAGGGAAACAAGCCTCACAGCATACAGCGCGGTAACAAGAGCTATGAAGGTTCTATTACTCTATTGCAGAGTGAGCTGGAGGCGCTGGAAACCGCATCCGGTGGTGATGCACTCGACGTTCAGACTGATATTCTGGTATCTTACGGAAATCCGAGTAAAGGTGATGTTATTGTTACCGATTTGATTAAGGGTTTTGAAATTACGGAGATACCTAAAGGGATGAATCAGGGTGACAAGTTCTCCGAACATGAGTTACCCGGTATCGCAATGGATATCATTAACGGATATGTATAATTAAAAACCGATTAAACAATGTTTAAATATACCGAAGAACAGATTAAAGCTTGGAAAGAAAAGTGGGGAGAAAATAACGTATTTGTTGCAACAGTAGACGACAAATGCTGTGTACTTCACAAGCCGCGCCGTCAGGATTATTCCTACGCGATGACTGTAAGCAACGGAGGCAAAGATCCGGTGAAATTGCAGGAAGCTTTATTGAACGGATGCTGGATAGACGGCGATAATGAAATTAAGACGGAAGATTCTTACTTCTTCGCTGTATCGGCACAGATTGAAGAAATGAGCGAAGTCAAGCAGGCTGAGCTAAAAAAATTGTAGAGGACGCGGACGGAACTTTTCGGGCGAACTGGGTAGGATATTACAACACCATGTTGCGGTATTACCTGCACATTGATCCTGACAAGTTGAGTGATGAGGAATGGGCGCAGACTATAGCCCAGCTGGCAGATATACGTAAGAACGAAGCAAAAGCAAACAAGTGACATGAATATACTTCAATTTTTGATAGACATACGAAGCAAGGATAACGGTGTTATCTCACAGGTGACTCGCTTGCAAGACCGTCTGAATGATGCGGACCGTTCGGCTAACCGCTTGTCGTCTACGATAGGAGGAAAGTTGCGTACGGCAATCATGTCACTTCCTGGAGCAGAATTTTTTACCAACCCTATCGTAGCACTGACGGCCGGTATCGGTGTCGTATCGAAGCTGGGAATGGATGCTGACCGTACAGCCGTATCGTTTGAGGTGATGTTAGGATCACAGCAGAAAGCGGCTGACATGCTGAACCAGATGAACCGATATGCGGCAGATTCTCCCTATTCACGCCTGGGCGTTCAGGAGGCTGCACAGACTATGCTTGGATTTGGAGTTGAACAGCAGAAAGTAATACCTTCGTTAAAGATGCTGGGAGATATTGCAATGGGTAATTCTGAACGTTTCAAAGGACTGGCTTTGGTGTTTTCTCAGGTAGCTGCTGCCGGTAAATTGCAAGGGCAGGATTTGTTACAGCTTATCACCAACGGATATAATCCATTGAACGATATTTCCCGATTGACAGGCAAATCGATGTCAGAGCTGAAGGATGATATGAGCAAAGGTAATATAAGCTTTGATCTTATGGCACAAGCCATGCAGGCGGCTACCAGCCAGGGAGGAAAATTCTATGGCATGGTGGACCGCATTGCTCAGACACCTTTCGGGCGCTTTGGTCAGCTTGTGGACCAGTTCAAAGATACAATGCTGAGCCTTTATAAGGTAATAGAACCGTTGCTTATCCCTGCATTTGATTTACTCAGTAATATAATGACACATTCATTACCTGTAATTGAAGGAATGCAGAAAGGTGTCCGCTGGCTGATTGATAATTTTAAGACGCTGGCTCCTTATATCTATACAGCCGCAGCTGCATTGGCCGGATATAATACCTACATGTTTATTAGTACAACGATCCTTAAAGGCTGGACGGTAGCACAATGGGCGCAGGTAACTGCAATGATTGCCGCCGAAAAAGTGCAGTGGTTGCTGAATGTAGCCATGTCGGCAAATCCGATAGGTCTTGTTATAGCCGCTGTCGCAGCTCTTACAGCCGGTGTGATATACTGCTGGAATAAGTTTGCCGGATTCCGTGCCGTCGTACTTACAGTGTGGGACACTATTACAGGCTTTGGAAAAGCAATCAAGGATGCTGTAGTAGACCGCTTCTGGGAGATAGTGGACGGTATAGGGGCTGTCGGCAAGGCGATGGTATCTCTTATTAAGGGAGATTTTGAAGGTGCCTGGCAGCAGGCTCAGACGGGAGCCAAAAAACTTGTCGGAGTAGAATCGGCTCAGAGATTTGTCGGGAGCGCTTCGGCTGTTGTCAATAAGACAGGAACGCTATATCAGCAGCATCTGTCGCGTGAAACGGCAAAGCAGAAGGCTAAGGATGCAGCAATAGGCGATTCGAAAGCCGTTGCCGGTACAACAACTGGTAATGTGCCTTTTGGAACCAGTACTCAGACAGACGCATCGGGCAAAGCGAACGAGATTACTACCGGAGGAACTCGTAATACGCAGATAACAGTTAATATAACCAAGTTTTTCGACTACTTGAACGTCACCATGATGGATAAGGCTGATACGGCAGAGATTCAGCGTGTTGTCCTGGAGTGTATAAATCGTAGTATTGAAATATCAATGTCGGCAGCAAGATGAGTATAAGTAAATTTATATTGGGTAATATAGCGGCTCGCACTGTAGGGCTGAAAGTGCCTCCGTACTGGCTTTTCAAGCATCCTGTAGTCGGACAGGAAGATTCAGGGGAATACACCGACCTGATGAAGCTGGACGATGCAGAGCTGGAAGATATGGTCCGGACAAATGCCCTTGGAGTTCCTATGCGCTTTCCGCTGGAAGTGCAGCCAGAGGGCGGAGAATGGTGGCTTCTTCCTGTCGAGCCTCTTATTACCATTACGGGGAAAAACATTATTGTAAAGCGACAGGTATCTAAGGGCAAAATTCGAGGCAGCATAAAGGAACGCTGGACTCAGGACGACTATCAGATTAAGATAGAAGGTGCTCTTATCAATCTTACACAGAATGATTATCCGCGCAAGGATGTGCAGAAATTGAAGTCTATCTGCGAATCGGCCAAGCTGAAAGTCCGTTGTCCTCTATTCGAATTATATAGCATTAATCAGATAGTAGTAGAAAGTTATGAATTTCCATTTACGGCAGGGGTACAGAACCAGGCTTATTCGATATCCGCCTACAGTGATGATACGTATAAGCTGCTGCTGAAGCGTAGTGACTTGAAGTGATATGTATACGATGGGTTACGACATACAGGTAGGTGATTTCCGGCTGGGTATGCTGGATAGAGTAGAGATACACAGAAGTGTCGAGCTACTTGCCGATACGGCTGTAATAACACTGCCGGCATCGGAGTACAACAAGGCTCTGAACATTGAGGATCTTATACACAGAGGCGACCGTATTACCGTCAGGCTGGGATATATGGAAAGCGGACTGAAAGATGAATTCTCTGGATATGTACAGCGTGTGGGGACAGATAATGGAAACATTACGCTGGAGTGTGAAGATGATCTGTTTAAGTTCCGTGTTCCTATACCCGATGAAGTACTGAAGGATGTGTCGCTCGACACACTCTTGAAAAAAGTGGTAGAAGGTGTCGGAGGCGGTTATGAGATAGACTGCGATTACACCTGGAAATATGAAAAGTTTGTCATCCATACAGCTACCGGATATGACGTGCTGAAGAAGGTACAGGAAGAATGCGGAGCAGATATCTACCTTCAGGGTAATGTTCTGCACATTCATCCTCCTGCCACCAGACAAGGCAATGATGTATACTATGACTTTGCCTACAATGTAGAAGAATGTGACTTGACTTACAGACGTGCTGAAGACCGCAAGGTTCGTGTAGTTGTTAAAGCCCTTCTTCCGGATGGAAAGGTGAAGGAATACGAGGTGGGAGCAACGGGAGGCGACCGAGTGGAAGTGCGTTCAGCATCGAGCGACGATGCTTCGATGAAACAACGCGGAGAATCAGAAGTCAGAAGATTTTCATTCGACGGCTACGATGGCACGATAACCACCTGGATGATACCTTACTGTCAGCCGGGCGACGTTGCACAGCTGCACGATGCAGACTATGAATACAAGGACGGACGGTATTATGTCCGATCCGTTACTACTGAATTTTCAAGCTCAGGCGGGAAACGCACAATCGAACTTGGCATACGATTAAGTTAGCGCTTATGGATAATTATAAAAGACTTTCTGATAATCTGGCACAACTGTTAGGCCGTGGAAACAAGATCGCTATATATCAGGGAATCGTTAAGAGTGTGGAAGGATTAACCTGCACCGTTACTTTCGGATCGATCGATGTGGATGGAATAAGGCTCAGGGCATCGACTTCGGAGAACGAAAGCAATCTGCTGATAGTTCCTGCTGTTGGAACTGCCGTAACGGTAGGAAGTCTTTCCGGTGACTTGTCGCAGCTGGTTGTCCTTGTAGTGGATCAGGCGGAAAGCATTACGATTAACGGAGGGAAACTGGGCGGGCTGATTAATATTGCGGCACTGACCGACAAGATTAATGAACTGGTAGACCGATTCAACAGCCATACGCACCAGCTAACAGGTGTTCAGCCTGGAAGCGGAAGTGTTACTGCTCCTGCTCCGATTGTAAAGGCTGATAAGTTTAACAAAAATGATTATGAAGACAATAAAATAACACACTGATATGACAGGAATACAGATAAGCTCCGATTTCGACTTGCATATATCTCCGCAACGTGGAGAGGATGGCAAGATAACGGCAGGCGTAATGCTGGGAGATACACTGCACCAGAACCAGGCTTTAATCTTAGGTTCGTACAAGGGTGAATTCAAAGAAAGCCCTTATGTAGGTGTAGGTATAACCGATATGCTGCTTGATCACGATCCGCTGGCATGGCGTACGGAGATAAGGGAACAGCTGGAGCTTGACGGCCAGACAGTAGACGATGTGGTAGTAAGTAATTCCGGTATCAGTGTAGATGCACATTATTAATATGAAAACTGAAGGTATGGAAATTATTACAGGAATTAAGAATATGCTGGCTACACTGTTCAGCATTACGCTGGCATACTTCGCACCGGTGAAGGATATGGTATTCGTTATCTTCTTCATCTTTGCGATTAACTGTCTGGCCGGTCTTATTGCCGGTATAGTTGCTAAGCATGAGCGATTCAGCAACCGTAAATTTTTTCACTGTTTGCTGGAAACATTTGTATTCTATGTGATCGTGCTGAGCATTTATATAATCGGCGAAAAAATGAAAAATGTAGACGGTGCGCTACAGTGCATTACAGGCATCGTATATGCTGTGTGTTACTTCTACGGGGTTAATACTTTGAGAAATATGAGAAAGTTGTTTCCACAGTCACGCCCTATTAACTTTTTGTATTACGTTCTCAGTTTTGAGGTAGTACGAAAGATACCTTATTTACAACAATTTTTAGATAACGAAAAAAAAGAGGAGGAATCAAAATGACACAGATACCAAGAGGTTTACGTAACAACAATCCAGGAAACATCCGGTTAAGTAAAGACAAATGGCAAGGACTTCGACAGGAACAGACAGACGGATCTTTTTTTCAGTTCATCGCACCGAAATGGGGCTATCGCGCACTTATCCGCACGCTTCAGAACTATAATCGTCTGCATGGTTGTCGTACTATCGCAGACTATATCAACCGCTGGGCGCCAGCAAACGAAAATCACACATCGGGCTATATATCTGCTGTGTGCAGGGAAATGCAGGTCCCTACTACTTACGAACCGGACGTAGACGACCAGGCAACGATGTGTGCCTTTGCTTCGGCTATCAGCCTTGTGGAAAACGGAGTACCGGCTGTTCAGAGTGATGTAATTGATGGTTGGAACGCTTTATAAGGAGGTAATATGGAAACAATTTTTGGCATTATTGCAGCGATGATCTTTGCGCTATATACCGCAATAGTAATCAAAAAAACAGGCGGTATTCCTTATTCGATATCTGAAACCTATTACAGGCTGGAGAACCCGAAATGGTTTTCTATCTGCATGGGACTTGATGGTTTTACCTTCTTCGGATCAGCAGTAGGACGTACGCCTGACACTTGTCAGTTCCTTGTGTTTTTATCTCTATTAGGCGTGTTAATTATAGTTTTATCTCCAAGATTTAAGGAGAAGACCGAAGGTGTTATACATTATACAGGAACAGCTATTTTATTGCTTAGTTCTCAGGCATGGGTGGCGTGTACCAATCCCTGGCTGCTTCTTATATGGCTGCTTCCGCTGATATACATTATAAGACATGTGATAGCGGACAATATTAAGACAGACTTGTGGAGCAAAATAGTTTTTGCACGTCCCGCATTCTGGCTGGAGATAACAGGATTCTTTATACTTTTCTTTAATTTATTGTTATTATGATGAATAAACTACTCGACAGACTGTACGAGTGGATGCAGAGCTTTATCCCCATTTTGGGGGTAATGCTCTTGCTGGTATCGTGCAGATCACAACAGCCTATGACTTTGTCGGGAAACACAGAATCTTACAGACAAACCGTCACAAACCGCAATGAGCATACAGATAAGCTATCTGTACTACAGCAAGATATTGATATGTTTACGGAGCAGTGGAAACAAAAGATACAGCAGCTATCCGGCAGCTGGATATACACGGTTTATTCGAAGCCTGATTCAACGGGACAGCAATATGTAGAGTCTGTAACTACCGGAACCTTTGAAAACCGCACAGACGAACAACAGCGTGACAGTTCGTATACGCGCCATAATGCCGAAGCATTGGAAATACAGACTAACACTACGACGCAAAATACTACAGAGAAAGTACAGGAAGTAAAGCAGCTGGACGCAGAACGTAAGGCTAATATATCGTGGTGGCAGGCAGTGCTGATTTTCCTTGGTGTTGTAGGAGTCGTCATAATTGCAATTAAGTTGATCTGGAGGAAACTGCCATGAAAAAAGTAAAAGTTAAACAAGGACAGACTCTGAGTGATATAGCTATACAAGAGTATGGAGATATACAAGGAGTCTTTCTTCTGGCGAGTCAGAATGATATAAGTCCTACAGAAAAATTGACGGCAGGAACGACTCTTATTCTTCCGGATGTTGTTGTGAACAGGGAAATGCAGGATTATTGCAAGAATAACAATGTATCTCCTGCAACATCGGAAACAGCAGATAGTGAGATAAGACTTAGAATTTTCACAGAACAATTTACACAAGAATTTATGTAGAATATGGCAAGGACAGTAACAGAGATTAAAAAAGAGATGACCGATAAATTTATGTCGGATGAAACTCTTAGAACGGCTTACGGTATTGCAGGAGATGCGACATGGGACAATACGTTCAGCGCTGTCAGCATTGAGAATATTATCCTGTATATCGTGGCCGTATGTGCTTATACATTGGAAGTGATGTTTGACGGATTCAAGCAAGATGTAGAAGATCGTATCGCTCAGAACATCGTCCCTACAATACGCTGGTATCACACTCAGGCTGTTAATTTTCAGTACGGCGATGCGCTTATCTTTGACGAATCGACGCAAAGTTTTCGCTATGCTACTGAAGACGAGTCAAAGAAAGTAGTTAAGTATTGTGCGGTGAGGGACCGAGGCGGAAGTATACAGGTGCTTGTATCAGGAGATTCAGACGGGAAACCGTCGGTCCTTTCAAGCGATGTTTTAACAGCGTTTAAAAGTTATATGAACAGCGTTAAAATAGCAGGAGTAATACTCGACATCCGCAGCCTTCCGGCTGACAGCATAGAGATAACCGCACAAGTAGAAGTCGATCCGCAGCAGATCACTGAAGAAGGCGTAAGAATTTCAGACGGTTCTTATCCTGTTGTTGATGCTGTGAATGCTTATCTGGCTAATATAGTCTACGGAGGAACATTCAACAAGACCAAGTGCGTAGATGCGATACAGAATGTGCCCGGAGTGACGGACGTTCTGCTCCAGCAAGTACGTGTCAAGTCATCTGGAGGAAGCTATACGGTACTGGAAGGTAATAACTATACAGCTGTAGGAGGCTGCTTTGTTTCAGACAATCTGAATAATACATTGAGCTATGTGGTATGATATAGATATGACTAAGTTTGCTCAGCATCTTCTTCCCCCGATGTTGCGCAAAAAAAAATTGTTTTCCTTGATTAAGGTATTAATATCTCCTTGCAAACAGATACTTTCTGAATTTAAGTTGTTCCGGCAGCAGAGCCTTGACAATATGCAGATAAACGGTCAGGTTATATACATTGAAAAAATCCTGAACGATACATACTTCCTTAAAAACAAGGAAATATACATTACTGACATCGATGAACAGATACTGTATATGAATACAAGTGCTGAAGGCGATGCGCTGGTCTATATGTCGAAGGTTGGAGAAGAAGGAGGTAACACCGTATACATGACTCTTGAAGGAGAAGGAAATGTAGACGGGAATTATCAGGTAAATGTCCCTTCATTCCTTAGCGACTATATTACAGAAATAACGCGGATCGTCGAAAAGTATAAGCCATCCGGAAGAAAATACATTATTAACATATACGATTATGAATAATTTTTTGATATACGAAGGTAATCAGCCGGTTTATCTTGATGACCTGCAATTTATCAACCAGGCAACTCTTGATGCATTAACCGGCATAGTAGAAGGAATTCAGCAGACTAATAGCCCTGTAATACTGTACGGATGTGATATTACGTCTGTGCCAGCAAGTTCCGGCCAAACGACATACAGTAATACAGCAGGATATGTATCTGTACTTGGAGAAGTGTACCCTGTTAAGGCAGGTAGTGTAACGACTTCTACTGGAGCAAATCTGTACTGGGAAATAGTAACCGAAAAAGACGGTCAGCGCAGACTGGGTAACGGTACAGAACAGTATGTATATGAAAAAAAATATATACGTCTGGCTTCTACAGGTAGCATTCTTGTCGTAAAAGATAATACACTTTACAAGTACATTAAAAATACCCTGGCAAAACAGAACACAGAATGGGATGGTACTGTATCGGATCTTGGCGATGCAGCAAGTGGCAGCGTCAAGTTTAAACTTATAGGAACAGAAGGTACTAAGATTTTTATCAATGTAACGGTAAATGCAACAAGTGATAAGGAAGGTGTTATACTACGTAATTTCCCGGTAGAGCAGGCTACCAGAACATCTAATTTCACATTCTCAGTCCCGGCAATGGAAAGAACATCCGCAGGACTTGTACCTGTAACTTTGAATCTTGTTGCAACACCAGCCGGATATGTTACAGCGTACAAAAATGGAGAAATTTACAAGAATGATGCCGGAGAAACTACGATAAAATGTGTTGTTGAACTATATAACCCAGAAGCATTATGACTACAATTTATGACATAAAGAAAAGAGCACAGCAGCTCTCTGAAAAAACTGATTCGGAAACCATATCACCTCAGGAAGTTGGAGGTCTTTTTTCAGATCTGGCTGATTACACTAACGATGTTGAGGTGAACGGTAGTTCTCTTGGTATCCGTAAGACATATACCAGCGTGTCTGTCATGGAAGCTGACAAGAACCCGGTAGGTGATGACGGGAAGCCATTGAAGAAAGGGCAGCTTGTTAATATATACAATCAGGATGATCCATCCTCTGCTGATAATAACAAAGTGTTCAGCTGGCAGAACCCAGGCTGGCAGATCCGCACGACTCTTGATGCCGGATATGCCACCAGAGAAGAACTTACCGAGCTAGAGAGTAAAACGGATAAAGTGTATTATCATTCCGTATATTTAGACGATAACATTAATTCAGAAAATAAAAAGAAAGTTAATAGGGCAATTAAAGAGTTATGGCTAAGCGAAGAAAAGCAAGCTGAATCTGATACTATTTGTTTAGGAAACGTAAGAAGAAATGCTACATCTACTAGCGGAGTCGGGCAATGGAATGTTGTTTTATATGACTATTCTAAACAAGGAACAGAAGCTTTTGAAAGTTTTACTTCAGTAAACAAAAAAGGTTCTTTAGAGCTTTTAAAAGGCAAAAATGGAAGTTACTGTTTAATCGATTGGTCAGAAATAGAGGATGGAGTACAGCTTATTGGTTCTGTAAGCGAAGGTTATGCTATAAATAAACTTTATATTTCAGATATAAATAATTTCCCTGTTATCAAAAGCTATTTAGATATTCAGAAAAGTAATGCAAACGTAAATAATTTATTTGAAATAGTTTCTGATATTGAACCGAAAGCATATAAAAATCTTTATCATTCTATTTATACAGGAAGTAATTCAAATATTATAAAAGCAAACAAAGCTATAAAAGAACTATGGCTATGCGAATATACAGCTTCGGTTAATACAGTTTCGCTTGGACTAATAAGAAAGAATCACGGAGAATCACACCAATGGGTTATTTCATTATATGATAATAGCAATCAAGAAGAAGTAATTACCATAGAGTCATTTGTTTCGAATAATAACGCACAAACAAATGAAAATGCTGGCATTGAATTAATTAAGGGAAACAAAGGAAGTTACATACTTATAGACTGGTCTGAATATGAAGATGGTAGTTGGATTAATAACCGTTCTACAGAATATCAATTAAATATACCCTATGTTTCAGATATTAATAATTTTCCTATAATTCAATTGTCTACTAAACAAGCAATTGTATCATTAGAAGATGAATATATTAAAAGGTATAACGTTGCAGCAATATCATGGGTTGATGATGATTTTAATTTAACATCTGTGCCTAAAATTAAAGCAATATGCGATGAGGTGGGTTGCAAAATAGATTTTGGACTTGTCCCTACATACACAAAAGGGACAGGTGATTATCCGACAGATTCTGTATATAGTTTTACAGAAGAACAGTTAGAGTTAATAAAACAATATGAGCTTGAAGGATTTCACATGCAAATTCATCCAGTGCATAGGGGCTGGTATGAATCAGCAAGTGCAGGTACTTATCAAGGTAGAGCATGGACTGAACAGAGTCTTGTTAAGACAATTAGGCTTTTCAAAGAAAATAATATATTGAATGATTCTTGTATTATATATCCTGGATCGAGTCCTACTTTCCAAGATACAGTAGACATGGTTAAAACTTGGTTGGAATTTGGTGTAATGGCAGGAGGTAAATATAATATGGGAATTTGTAATAAATATAAACTTGCGAGATATTTCGTTAACATTTCATCTTCACAGACTAAAACGCAAATTAAAACAGTTATTGATGAAGCCGTAAAAAATGGAGCTTGGCTTATATTAGGTACTCATGGTCATCAGTTTAATGACAGTGGTACTATTGATGAAACAACTCCATCTTTAGCTAACCTTCAAGAAATAATTGATTATGCTAATTCTAAAATTCCTATTAAACCAATCGGAGAAGTGTTCAGAAAAAGGAAACCTATGCTTGACTTATTTGTAGAATAATTCGGTAAGTTTTAATCAAATTAAATTAGTATTAACCGAAGGTGGGTAATTCCCACCTTCATAGTAAAATTAATATTATGTGCAAAACACAATTATTTAACACGGTATTACAACTTGTTTCTGAAGAAACAGAAGTGCCTGAATGTCTTATAATATCTCATTCAAGATCTGTAGAAATCGTAGATGCAAGAAGTATTTTGGTTAATATACTTGCAGAAAAAGGCATATATCCTGTTCAAATAGCAGAATATATTAATCATACGCCTGCTAGTGTAAGGAATCTGATTACCGGTTACAACATACGTAAAAACAATAATCATTTAATCGAAATTATGTCACAAAAAGTAAAAAAGTTGCTCGAAAGTAAATTTTAGAAGTAGTTACACGTGGTTTATATCTTTGCATCGTGTTTTTAACGTAGTATTAATTTTAATTTAAACAATCATGGGAATGGAATTACAAGATGCTGCTGCATTGCAGGAACTTTCTCACAGAAACAATGAAAGATGGGGAACTAACACAGCTTTATGGGTTATTGCCGCCGTAGTAGTAATCGCGTTTGTTGCCAACATCTGGTCGCGTAACTGTTCTGAAAAAGTTGCATTTGCCACTGGCCTTGCTAACTTGGACGGACGTATCAACTGTATTACTCCGCAGGTTCAGACTCTTAATAGTCAAATGTATGGAGCTGCTCAGACATTTGCCGGATTGGTAGTCGGTGTTAACGACATGAAAGAAAGCAATCAGACTCAGTTTGGTCAGCTTAACAACACCGTGTTCTACAACCCGATTAACAACGGTTATGTAAGTTGCGGAAATTCTCGTTCAGGAGGATGCTGCGGTACTCCTAGCCGTGTGTTTGCACAGAGCACACAATACGCTCAAACTGGTACTCCGCAGGTTACGGTTACTGAAACCTGCGCAAACGACCGCTGTTGATGCTTTCATAAGTTGTTTTAAGGGGTAGCTTTGTCTACCCCTTCTTACTTAAAACGAATATGGGACTATTTCAAAAGAAAAGACAACCTGAAATGAACTTCAATACACGATCAGAAGCATTCAACTCAATGCTTGCTTATCTGATTGAAGAAAAGTGCCTGGAACCGATGGAAGCAGCCAGACAGGCGGATGAGTTTGCCGAAATATTCGCAAAAAATATGGGGATTCCTACTGTAATAGAGCCGGAAAAGACAGGTGTAGACAAGTATATATCCATTGCAGAAAAAATCGGGAACTATGCAGAAACACACCCAAAAGCTGTTGAAATCGTTCTTGGACTTGGTACATTCCTGGCTGGAGTATTTACCGGGAAGAAAGTAGAAGAGCATACACAGGAACCTGCGCCCCAGGAGAAAAAAGAACCAATTAATTTTGATGAAGTAGAATAATTATGGCACTAGGAAAAGTTTTTATCGTGCTTGATTTTGACTCAGAAGATCAGAAAGCACAAGTTCAGGACATCCTGAAGGAAATTTCAAACGAAAGAATTCTCACGGGCAGACAGATTGTTTCTGTGGCTCCTATTGTCCGGAAAAATAAGAGTGAAATAGCCCAGCTTTTCACAATGATCAAAGAGGGAGGAATTAGATCTCTTATGTCTGTGAAAGGTGGAATGTTAATAAGTAAGATGTCGAAGAAATGATACAGAAAGTAAAAGAAGCGTGTCCAGGTGACTGCGCTAATTGCGAGATAGCACAGAGCCTTCCTAATTTTGACTACACATTCTGCATGACATATCAGATGTTCCGCAGAATGCAGCGTATGCAGGAAGAAATGGAAGATATTAAGAAAAACTTATCAGATGGAAAGGTTCAGTTTGCAGTGTCAGACGAACATTTACAAGTAGAAGAAACAAAAGAAGAATAATATGAAGGAATACAGTTATGACAGTATGCTCGAAGAAGCCAGAGCCGCAGGCGTAGTAAACGAGCAAAAGATGTGGACTTCTGCGTGCATGGCGGCAAAATACATGAGAATGGCGCAGAATGGAGAGCTATCAAAGGAAGGATACTGGAAATTCATGCGTGAACAGCATGAATTGTTCTATGGCCCTCATTATAATGAAGATTTTGCAAACTACGATGTCGCTAGTATTAGTTATATCGGAAAGTCAGGGGATCGTAGAAGTGGTGCACATTGGACAAAAGACGAAATCGACGCAGCAACAAAAGGTATGAATTTCCCTTCAGGTACAACTATTTGGGATAAGTATGTAGCTTTTAATGCGTTCTATTCTGATATGTGCCAACTTCTTGAAGACGATATGATCCTGAAGGCAGCATACAAATACTTCTTCCAGGATGAAGACGCCGCACAAGGTAAGATATGGAAGTACATGCAGGCTGTGAAGAAGATTTAAATTGTTTTCAATAGGTTTTAAAGTGGTCTACATTAAGTTGTAGGCCACTTTTTTGTTTAGTCATTAAAATAGCAAAGATACTTTTCGAAACTGCTGTATGTTTTGTGTCCGCTTGCTCTCATTATCTCCATTGAGTTATAACCTCTCATTACGTTATTTGTAATAAAAGTTCTTCTTCCTGTATGCGAACAGATAAGTTTCCATTTGGGATAAAAATCGACTTTAATGTGTCCGTTTATCTTTGTTTCTCTTTTTACTTTTACAGAGAACTCTTTACCTATGTATTGCAATAGCATTTTTAAATATTTATCGTAGCATGAAATATCAGTTGTCAATGGTGCTTGGTAATCATACTTTTCAAGGATGAAATAAGTCGTATTACGGTCTAATGACATTCTTTCGATGTCAACTCGTACAGATGTTCCTGTTTTTTGCTGAAGAATAGTGAATATGTTTCTATCAAAACAGCTTTTATCAATTCTTATCATATCAGAATACCTTTGCCCTAAATTACAGGAAAGAACAAACATGTCTTTTACACGTTCAATCTTTTGGATATGCTGTTTCCTTTTTGGTATTGTAGAAACATCGAAATGATATATATGGCTTACTTCGTCCATCGTCAAAGCTATTTGTTCGTGGCAATAAGGAGGAATTTTCAGTACATCATAACTATCAGACACCTTCGCTCGATGTTTTGCAGCCCATCCAACAGCAGTTTTTAGCTGTGAACATACTGTTTTAATGGTTGCAAGAGAAAGTCCCTTAGAAAGCAAATAAGGGATAAAATTAGACCAGAATACATCTGTAATGTGATAAGGAAACAATTCACATTTAAACTCCATTTGAATACATTTTAAATGATGTTTTAAACAGGAATAATGCTTTCCATAAGAAGGAGATAAATTGTTTCTTACCTGAATTAAAGCTTCTATAGCTTCAATCAAATTTGCTCGTGACAAGTCGATGATAAGGTTCTGAAAGGGATTTTTCAGAAAGTCTCTAAATGTAGATTCATTATAATCCAAATTTAGAGATTTGTCAGGATTTGAATCTCTCATAGCTGTAGATTTTAGAGCTTTTATAGGACGTAAAAGCTACAGTGAAACATGTGTGAATCTTATTTTGCTGACATAAATATAGTAAAAATAGTTTGTTTTACAAAGTATTTCCAGCTTTTATTTTGCTGATAAACAGAGATAATTTATATTTGTGAATAGGATTTCGAAAGGAATCTTATTTTGCTGAAAGGAGCGTAACAAAGAGTTGTTATTGCTCCTTTTTTGCATAAAAAAAGAAGGAAACAAATTGCTGATTCCTTCCTTTTTCTTGACTAAATTCACATTTTGATTTTTCATAAAAAGTGTCAAGATTCACATTTTGTTTTGTCAAGATTCACATTTTGATTTTCCGATTGTA